AGGCCCCATCAATCAGGATGAATATAAGAGCTATGTAACACCTATTCTTTTTTTTAAGCGAATTTCTGATGTATATGACGAGGAGTATGAAGAAGCTTTGAATGAATCCGGCGGTGATAAGGAATACGCAGAAGCCGAGGAAATGCATTCATTCGTTATTCCTGACGGATGCCATTGGGAAGATGTGCGAGGCGTTAGCGTAGATGTCGGTAAAGCGATCTCTAAAGCTATGCTTGGAATTGAGAAGGCAAACCCTGAAACATTGTCTGGGGTTTTTAGCGCTTTCGATGACGCGACATGGACTGATAAGAATAAGCTGTCTGATGAAAGACTTAAAAATTTGGTTGAGCACATGTCTTATATCAGTGTTGGAAACCGGAATTATTCTGCAGACATCATGGGCGATAGCTATGAATTTCTGATAAAGAAGTTTGCCGATCTCTCTAAAAAGAATGCAGGTGAGTTCTATACACCCCGTCCAATCGTCAAGCTAATGGTAGATCTTTTGGATCCTCAGCCTGGGGAAACTGTATATGACCCTGCTTGCGGTACTGGTGGCATGCTCATTGAAGCCATTCATCACATGCATGGTGACAGGTTGTCGTACGGGAAGATTTTCGGTCAAGAGAATAATTTGTCTACCTCTGCGATTGCAAGAATGAATCTTTACCTGCATGGTGCTAAAGATGTTCAAGTTAAGCAGGGAGACACACTTAGAAACCCTTTGTTCTTGGAAAAGAATCAGTTAAAGACATTTGACTGTGTTCTCGCAAATCCTCCTTTTGGGATGGAGAAATGGGGCGCTGAACAGTTTGAAAATGATCAGTATGGCAGAAACATATGGGGGTGCCCGTCAGACTCAAATGCTGATTTTGCTTGGTTGCAGCATATGATTAAATCAATGGATCAGAAAAAGGGCCGTTGTGCTGTAGTTCTACCTCAGGGGGTATTGTTCCATTCGGGAAAAGAAGGCTCAATCAGAGAACAACTTGTTAGATCGGATAAGTTGGAAGCTGTTATCACCCTAGCAAGTGGAGTTTTTTATAGCACCGGTGTGTCGGCTTGTATCTTATTCTTGAATAACAAGAAAACCCACTCTCATAAAGGAAGAATTTGCCTTATTGATGGTTCAGAGATTTACACGCCAAAACGTGCGCAGAACATTCTTTCAAAGAAGAATATAGAAACGATTTATAAGCTTTTTGCCGACTATGAGGATGTTATTGAAAAATGCAAAGTTGTTACGATCTCTGAAGTTGAGAAAGGTGGTTTTGAGCTTAGCGTAAAGAAATATATTGAGCAAAAGGCAAAAGAAGTGGTTCCACATGAAAAGGTACTACAGGCTTACTATGACGCATTGTCAAGGGTACAGCAATCTGAGTCAAGGATGCGTGAGCTGCTCATTAAAGGAGGGTATGTCAGTGAGTAAGAAAATAACACAGGATGAATTGGAATCTTATCTTTGGGGATCTGCTGTCCTTCTGAGAAACCACATCGATGCTGGTGCTTATAAACAGTACATTTTCCCATTGCTTTTCTTTAAGCGATTGAACGATGTTTATGAGGAAGAAACCGAGAAAGCAGTCCGTGAAAATGGACCTGAAGCTGCCGATTGGGAGGAAACCCATAGCTTTATTATTCCTGATGGGGCACATTGGGGCGATGTTCGTAGTGTTCCAGAAAATGTAGGAAAAGCAATACAAACTGCTTTCAGAGCTATTGAAAAAGCCAACTGTGATAAGCTTTCAGGTATCTTTGGGGACGGTACATGGACTAATAAGAATAGATTGCCGGACCGACTTCTAAAAGATCTGATGGAACATTTCAGTTCAAAGACTCTTTCTATTGAAAATTGTCCAGAGGATGAGTTGGGTTATGGCTATGAATACCTTATCAAAAAATTTGCCGATGATAGTGGCCACACAGCTCAGGAATTTTATACAAATCGTACTGTCGTTCATTTGATGACTGAACTACTGAAGCCTGAGTCAGGCGAGTCAATTTATGATCCGACATGCGGTAGTGCTGGAATGCTCATTTCTTCCATTGCCTATTTGAAAGAGAAAGGTAAAGAGTGGAGAAACGTATCTTTGTTTGGTCAGGAGATAAATGCACTGACATCTGCTATTGCAAGGATGAATTTATTTCTTCACGGGATTGAGGATTTTCAAATTGAAAATGACGATACGCTTGCATCTCCAGCTTTTATTAAAAACGGAAAGCTAAGAACGTTTGATTTGGTGTTAGCTAATCCTCCGTATTCCATAAAAGAGTGGAACCGGGATGCTTTTTCTGCGGATAAGTATGGCAGAAAATTCCTTGGGGTACCGCCTCAGGGAAGAGCTGATTATGCATTTTTACAGCACATTATAAAGAGTTTGGACGAAAAGTCTGGACGTTGTGCCATTCTCTTCCCACATGGCGTTTTGTTCCGTAATGAAGAAGGAGAGATGCGTGAGAAGTTGGTTCGTGGTGATTACGTTGAATGCGTTATTGGTTTGGCTCCGAATCTTTTCTATAACTCTCCGATGGAAGCTTGCATCATGATTTGTAGGATGGACAAAAAGCTAGATCGTAGGGGAAAGGTCTTGTTCATCAATGCTATAAATGAGGTTGAACGCAAAAACGCTCAAAGTTATCTGACTGATGCTCACATCAATAAGATTGCAAATGCATATGCTGAATATAAGGACAATGATGGCTTTGCCAAAGTTGTGACTATAAAGGATATAGAAGAGAACAATTTCTCTTTGAGCATTCCTCTGTTTGTTAAACCAGCCGCTGATTCCAACGGGGAAGATCCTTTTACAGTTCAACAACACTACGAGAATTGGAGAGCACTTTCAGAAAGGGTTCAAAAAAGTTACTCGCTATTGAGCAAGATGATAGCGAAGGGAGGTGAAGAAAATGCCTAAAGTTTTATTAGGGGATGTCTCAAGAGAACGTAAAGAGACATGCAAAGGAAGTAAATCTGGGTACCCAATTGTTGGCCTTGAACATATGGTTCCTGAGGAGCTAACTCTTACTTCATGGAGTGACAATAGTGAGAACACTTTTTCAAAGGTATTTCATAAGGGAGATGTACTTTTTGGAAGACGTAGGGCCTATCTAAAGAAAGCGGCTGTCGCCCCTTTTGATGGTATTTGTTCAGGTGACATCACTGTGATAGAAGCTAATGCAGAAAGAATAGTTCCGGAGCTATTGCCATTCATCATCCAAAATGATGCTTTGTTTGATTATGCTGTAGGTAAATCAGCTGGTTCGCTTTCGCCACGAGTTAAGTGGGAACATTTGAAGAATTACAAATTTGAACTTCCTGATATGAACAAACAACGTGAATTAGCTGAGCTGCTTTGGTCTATGGACGAGACAAAAAAAGCATACCAAGAATTGATTGCAGCAACAGATGAATTGGTGAAATCTCAATTTATCGAGATGTTCGGGAATCTTCCAGACGAATCGATATATGCGACGGTGACATTAGGGGAAATTTCAGATATGCAATCCGGCGGCACTCCTTCAAGCAAGCATCCAGAATATTATGGTGGGTCGATACCTTTTATATCTACACCTTGTCTTGGTCCAAATTTCATTGGTGCGGATGCTGCGCAGAATTGGGTTACTGAGCTAGGAGTAAAAAATTCTACAACACATGTCATTCCAGCATATTCGATAATGTATGGCTGCCGTGTGGGGGTTGGAAAAAGCTCTATAAATACGTGTGAAATGTGCACAAATCAAGATGTTTTGTCGTTTTTTAATATCGACGTACAGAAATATGACTTACTGTACATCAAGAAGGTGCTTGATCAGTATTATGAGTGTATTGATGCTCTGAAAAGAGGCTCGACAATAAAGGGGGTGCCATCAGACCTGGTTAAAGGAATCAAAATTCCAGACGTATCGATGGAGGTCCAGAAGCAATTTGCTGCCTTTACAGAGCAGAGCGATAAATCAAAATTTGAACTGGAACAGGCACTTTCTGAATTGAATGCAACATACAAAAGGATAATAGCAGAGAATCTTGGCTAGTAAGTAAAGGCCATGAAGTTTCCTCCGGCTCCGTGGGAACCTAAATACGGAGGACGCAAAAGGGAGAAACTTCATGGTTCAGACAATTATTACTGCAATACAGCAAGATCTAGCGGAAGTACTAACAATAGATCAGATGAAAGTGCTCATTGAATCTTTGTATAAGCATCTTCCGATGGCGGAGATAAAGGAAACGACAGAGAGTTCAGAGGAAAGGCCATCATTGCTGCCTCTGTTCATCTCCGCTAAACGTGTGGAGGGATGTTCAGAAAAGTCGCTGCAATATTATGAGTCAACGATTAGAAATATGTTGGAGGCTATAAATAAGCCGGAGTGCAAGATTACTACGGAGGATCTGCGTGGTTATTTGGATACTTATCAGCAGCGCGGAACTGTAAGCAAGGTGACTCTTGATAATGTGCGGCGCATCCTTTCGTCATTTTTTTCCTGGCTGGAGGATGAAGACTACATTGTAAAAAGTCCTGTTCGGAGAATCCACAAGGTGAAGACGGGTAAAACAGTTAAAGAGACATATTCAGATGAATCGTTAGAGTTAATGCGTGACCATTGTGATAATGCTCGTGATCTTGCAATGATTGATCTGCTGACATCTACAGGAATAAGAGTCGGTGAATTGGTGAAGTTGAATCGATCTGATATAGATTTTGATAATCGGGAGTGTGTTGTTTTTGGAAAAGGTAATAAAGAGAGAAAGGTGTATTTTGATGCAAGGACAAAGATTCATTTGCAAAAATATCTAGATGAACGAACTGACAATAATGAGGCTTTGTTTGTATCGTTGACAGGTCCTTATGAGCGATTGCAGATCAGTGGCGTTGAGATTCGCTTACGAAAGATTGGAAAAGAATTAGGACTACAGAAGGTTCATCCTCATAAATTTCGTAGAACGTTAGCGACTATGGCAATCGATAAGGGAATGCCGATTGAACAGGTGCAGCAGCTTCTGGGACATCAGAGCATAGATACAACACTTCAGTATGCGATGGTTAACCAGAATAATGTAAAGGAATCACATAGGAAGTTTATTGGTTGATTGCAATTCTCAATTTATCGAGATGTTCGGGAATCTTCCAGACGAATCGATATATGCGACGGTGACATTAGGGGAAATTTCAGATATGCAATCCGGCGGCACTCCTTCAAGCAAGCATCCAGAATATTATGGTGGGTCGATACCTTTTATATCTACACCTTGTCTTGGTCCAAATTTCATTGGTGCGGATGCTGCGCAGAATTGGGTTACTGAGCTAGGAGTAAAAAATTCTACAACACATGTCATTCCAGCATATTCGATAATGTATGGCTGCCGTGTGGGGGTTGGAAAAAGCTCTATAAATACGTGTGAAATGTGCACAAATCAAGATGTTTTGTCGTTTTTTAATATCGACGTACAGAAATATGACTTACTGTACATCAAGAAGGTGCTTGATCAGTATTATGAGTGTATTGATGCTCTGAAAAGAGGCTCGACAATAAAGGGGGTGCCATCAGACCTGGTTAAAGGAATCAAAATTCCAGACGTATCGATGGAGGTCCAGAAGCAATTTGCTGCCTTTACAGAGCAGAGCGATAAATCAAAATTTGAACTGGAACAGGCACTTTCTGAATTGAATGCAACATACAAAAGGATAATAGCAGAGAATCTTGGCTAGTAAGTAAAGGCCATGAAGTTTCCTCCGGCTCCGTGGGAACCTAAATACGGAGGACGCAAAAGGGAGAAACTTCATGGTTCAGACAATTATTACTGCAATACAGCAAGATCTAGCGGAAGTACTAACAATAGATCAGATGAAAGTGCTCATTGAATCTTTGTATAAGCATCTTCCGATGGCGGAGATAAAGGAAACGACAGAGAGTTCAGAGGAAAGGCCATCATTGCTGCCTCTGTTCATCTCCGCTAAACGTGTGGAGGGATGTTCAGAAAAGTCGCTGCAATATTATGAGTCAACGATTAGAAATATGTTGGAGGCTATAAATAAGCCGGAGTGCAAGATTACTACGGAGGATCTGCGTGGTTATTTGGATACTTATCAGCAGCGCGGAACTGTAAGCAAGGTGACTCTTGATAATGTGCGGCGCATCCTTTCGTCATTTTTTTCCTGGCTGGAGGATGAAGACTACATTGTAAAAAGTCCTGTTCGGAGAATCCACAAGGTGAAGACGGGTAAAACAGTTAAAGAGACATATTCAGATGAATCGTTAGAGTTAATGCGTGACCATTGTGATAATGCTCGTGATCTTGCAATGATTGATCTGCTGACATCTACAGGAATAAGAGTCGGTGAATTGGTGAAGTTGAATCGATCTGATATAGATTTTGATAATCGGGAGTGTGTTGTTTTTGGAAAAGGTAATAAAGAGAGAAAGGTGTATTTTGATGCAAGGACAAAGATTCATTTGCAAAAATATCTAGATGAACGAACTGACAATAATGAGGCTTTGTTTGTATCGTTGACAGGTCCTTATGAGCGATTGCAGATCAGTGGCGTTGAGATTCGCTTACGAAAGATTGGAAAAGAATTAGGACTACAGAAGGTTCATCCTCATAAATTTCGTAGAACGTTAGCGACTATGGCAATCGATAAGGGAATGCCGATTGAACAGGTGCAGCAGCTTCTGGGACATCAGAGCATAGATACAACACTTCAGTATGCGATGGTTAACCAGAATAATGTAAAGGAATCACATAGGAAGTTTATTGGTTGATTGCAATTCTCAATTTATGGAGCAGTTTGGTGATCCAAGAATTAACCCTAAAGGATATCCAGTCATGGCATTATCAGAGATAGCGAAATACTGGAACGGTCTTACATATAAGCCTAAAGATGTAGCTGATTTTGGAACCGTAGTTCTGAGATCAAGTAACATCCAAGAAGGAAAGTTATCGTTTGATGATGTTGTTAGAGTGACCTGCGATATTCGGGATAGAGCGTATGTTAAAGAGAACGATATCCTGATGTGCTCCAGAAACGGTAGCGCTGAATTAGTTGGAAAAGTTGCATTGATTGACCGTCTTGATGAGCCGATGGCGTTCGGAGCTTTCATGATGATAATTCGCAGTACATATTACGAATACCTTTTGCAGTATTTTAAGATGCCTGCATTCCGTGAACAAATAAATACAGGGACAGCCACAATCAATCAGATTACGAGCAAAATGTTAGATCAAGTTAGATTGCCTGTTCCAAACATGGAGAAAATTAATGAGTTTGCGGCATTTGTCCGGCAGAGCGATAAATCAAAATTTGTTGCTCAGATAGCTTCAAATCTCAATTTATGGAGCAGTTTAAGGATCTGATAGAACAACCAGAGAAGTGCTCAAAGATAGAAGATGTATGTACCGTTTTTGCTGATGGTGATTGGATTGAAAGTAAGGACCAATCAGATGAAGGAATTAGGTTAATACAAACAGGTAATATTGGCAATGCACAGTATTTGGATAAAGGAGAGCGAGCAAGATTTATCACGGAGGATACATTCCGTCGATTGAATTGTACTGAGGTAAAAGCGAATGATATTTTGATTTCTCGCCTGCCTGATCCTGTAGGAAGGGCTTGTGTAATACCAGAAGGGCTGGGAAAGTGCATAACTGCTGTTGATTGTACGATTGTTCGACTGGAATCAACGGTGATGCCGGAGTACTTTGTAGCATATACTCTTTCTCCGTTTTACATGATGCAGGTTGCTGCCAGAGAGACCGGAAGTACACGCAAAAGGATAAGCAGAAAGAACCTCGGAATACTGACAATTCCAGTGCCAACAATGGAGGAGCAGGAGTCTTTTGCTGCGTTGGTCAGACAGAGCGATAAATCAAAATTATTGCTTAAGAAAATTATATCGAGGCGCTAAAGATAAGAACATAAAATTATAAAATCAATGAAGGAGTAGTAACTATGGTTGATTTTAACGAAGATAATACAACTGAACAGATGATCATAACTGCACTTAAGAAAAACGGTTGGGAATACATTCCTGCAGAAGAGCTAAATCGAGACGAAAGTGATGTTATGGTTGAGTCTATGGTAAGGGACGCTCTTATTCGGCTAAATCCAGAGATTGCAGAGGATGAGTCACGAGCTGATGAAGTTATATACAGATTGCGTACACTCTTCCTTTCTACTAATGCTCAAAATCTGGTAACACAGAATGAGGCATTTAAACAACTTGTATTTGAAAAGAATTCGTATCCATTTGGTGAGGATGGAAAGCAGGTTACTATTGACTTATTCGGTACTGAAATTAACGGAAAACTCGATAAAAACCAATACGTTGTAACAAATCAGTGGGTTTACCCGAAGAAGGAAGGTGGCAAGAGACTTGATATTGTTTTGCTGGTTAACGGGTTCCCTTTTGTTATTGGTGAGTTGAAGACTCCAGTGCGTGCTGCCATCACATGGTTGGATGGGGCTCAGGACATCAATAAGTATGAACAAAGTATCCCTCAGATGTTTGTTTCTAATGTTTTCAACTTTGCATCTGAAGGTAAATGCTATCGTTATGGTTCCGTTTGCATGCCTGCCTCTAAATATGGCCCATGGCATACAACAGATGACAAATCTGATGGTTCCTTGGCTGCAGTGCAGATGAGCGTAGTTGATATGATTACCAAGAATAGGGTAATGGATCTGTTTCAGTTCTTTACTCTTTATGCTACTGATAGCAAATATCGTAAGTATAAGGTGATTGCCAGATATCAGCAATATGAGGGCGCGAACATGATTATTGAACGTGTTCGTGCCGGATATCCTAAGCAGGGTCTGATTTGGCACTTCCAGGGTTCAGGCAAATCTTACTTGATGGAATTTGCTGCTGTTAAGATGCGTATGCTCCCAGATTTGAAAAACCCAACTGTCATTATTGTAGACGACCGTCTGGATTTAGAATCACAGATTACTGCACAGTTCCATTCCTCAGATGTTGGAAATCTGGAGTCTGCTTCCACCCGCGACCAGTTGATGACCATGCTTCGACAGGATATTCGTAAGATCATTATCACTACAATATTCCGTTTCCAGGAGGTTACCGGCGAGCTTAGCCAGCGTGACAATATTATCGTACTGGTTGATGAATGCCATCGAACACAGGAAGGCGATCTGGGCATCAAGATGAGAACTGCTCTTCCTAATGCGTTCTTCTTCGGTTTGACTGGCACACCAATTAACAGAGTGGACAAGAATACCTTTGCCACTTTCGGCGCTACAGAAGACCGCAGCGGATACATGAGTAAATATTCCTTCTCTGATTCCATCCGTGACCACGCTACCTTGCCATTGAATTTTGAGCCGGTACCGGTGGATCTTAAGGTTGACCGTGAAACGATGGATCGTGAGTTTGAGGTGTTAACCGAAGGGTTGTCAGTTGAAGAAAAGGCTGAACTTTCCAAAAGAGTGAATATGCAAGCCATCATGTACAACAGTGCCCGTATTCATAAAGTTTGTGCCCATATAGCAAAGCATTTTACTCAAAAGATCCGTCCGAATGGGTATAAAGCACAGGTAGTTGTTTTTGACCGTACTTGCTGCCTTAAATATAAGGAGGAACTTGATAAATTACTCGGAGAAAAATGCTCTACCATTGTAATGGATACCAATGACGACAAGGCAGACGAATATAAGAAATATCGTCGTTCAAAGGATGAGGAAGCTAAGGTCCTTGATCGATTCAGAGATCCTAATGATCCGCTAGAGATTGTTATTGTTACCGCAAAATTACTGACCGGTTTTGATGCACCTATTCTTCAGGTTATGTATCTGGATAAGCCGATGAAGGACCATACATTGCTGCAGGCAATTTGCCGTACCAATCGTACATTTGATGAGGGAAAGACTCATGGCCTTATAGTGGATTACATTGGTATCTTTGATAATGTGGCCAATGCTCTAGATTTCGATGAGAGCAGCATGAAGAAGGTGGTTACGAACATTGAAGAAGTTAAGAAACAGATACCGGCACTTCTTAGAAAATGCCTGAGCTACTTCATGGGGGTAGATCGCACTGTTGATGGGTGGGAAGGGCTCATGGCTGCCCAGGAATGCCTACCTACCAATGCAGAGAAGGATAAATTTGCTGCTGATTACCAGGTATTAAACCGGGCATGGAATGCAGTATCACCTGATCCTATGCTTGCTTCGATTAAGGTTGACTATGTATGGCTGACAAAGGTGTTTGAATCAGTTAGGCCTACAAATGGAGGTGGTGGACTTATATGGGCTGCTCTCGGTCCTAAGACAATGGAAATTGTTAATTCTAACGTGAATGTTGGAGATGTTCATGAAGATGAGGAAATTCTCTCTCTCGATGCCGAATTAATTGAAGCATTCATTGAAAAACATGGTGAAAAGAAAGCCGCCAAGAAAATAGAGATTGACCTGGTAGCGCGTATTCGTAAGCATTCAAATGAACCAAAGTTTATTAAGCTTGGTGATAGATTAGAGAAGCTGCGTGAAATGCATGAAAAGGGGCTACTTAACAGTATCGAGTTCTTGAAGAAATTACTTGAACTTGCAAGAGAAGCCGCCCAAGCAGAGAAAGAGGTGGTCCCAGAAGAAGAGGTCGATAAGGGTAAGTCTGCTTTGACAGAACTCTTTAATGGGGTTAAGAACAATAAAACACCGGTAATCGTTGAAAGAATCGTTACTGATATTGATGATATTGTTAAAATCGTTCGTTTTGACGGATGGCAAAATACAACAGCAGGCAAGCAGGAAGTTAAAAAGGCTCTTAGAAGTGTTATCTGGGTGAAATATAAGATCAAAGATAAAGAGGTCTTTGATAAAGCATACAGCTATATAGAGCAATATTATTAAGTATTTATTAACGTTATTTTAAATTTGGAATATATGAAGGAGGTATTTATTGAATGTCAAAATATCCTGATCTTAAGACTTATCTACAGGTTAATTATAAAGATTTAATACAAGAGGCTATACAAGAAGTCGTCGATAAAAAATACGACGGTAATGGATTTCACAGCCTTAATGTGCTCTCGTTATGTAAACATGAAATAGATAATCTTGAGGTCAGGGCCCTTGCTTGTCACGATGATATTGGACCTCGGATAAAAATGGATGTTGGTGTTGCAGTCGACATTGTAGAGTTAGGACTGGGAACAACACGTTATGAGTCTGGCAGGAAGAAACATTGGTTTACAGTATCGTTGCAAGGTATTTTGAAAGATGGTCTTTCAAATGTTCAGGTCATTGGTACAAGCGAAATATATGACGGTAAATTCCATGAAGAAAATGCATTAGACCAATTTCTTGTTCCTTACATACGTTCAGAAGATTTAGAAGACATAGCAGAAGATTTTCTGGAATTTTATTGCAAAGACGCTGTTTACATTGCTTATCGATTTCCTGTACAGCATTTTATTTGGAGTAACCAGATAGATGTTCAGGAGGCTGATTTACCAGATAACTGTTTGGGGAGAATGTACTTTAAGAAATCTAAAGCCACAGTTTATCAGACTCTCCCATTTGATCATTGTCCTGATCCAGTACGGGTTGAAAATTTTGAAATTCAACCTGGGACTATTTTAATCAATCACCAGCGATATTTTTTAGGCAGTGAGGGGACTCACCTACTAACTATTGCTCACGAAATTATACATTGGTATCTTCATCAAAAATATTTCAAATTGTTGGAACTTCTTGATAGTGAAAATTTGATGATGTCTTGCGATGTTGAGCCTAGTAATTATGATGATGATATGTCACCGGCTCAGAAAGCGCATTGGTTTGCTGAATGGCAGGCAAATGCGCTAGCCCTTAGAATTGCAATGCCTAGGGAATTTGTAAAAAAAGCCTTAGAAGAATCGTGGGATGCAGTGCCAATAAGCACATTAGCAGTACATGCTATTGAGGAAACTTTAAGAAAAGTGGCACAACTTTTTGGTGTTACTCAATTTGTAGCAAAGCAAAGAGTTCGTCAATTAGGCTACGATCTTGCAGATGGTGCATTCATACGCGTTGATGGGAAAACTTACCCACCATTCATATTTAAGAAAAACACTCTTGATTATCACCAGACATTTTTGATTGATCAATCAGGTTATGAAAAACTGTATCGTACTAACCCGGATTTTTCAGCCTTAATTGATTCAGGGAAATTTATTTATCTTGGATATGTTACGTGTATTAACGATCCTAAGTACATCGAAGTTGATCCATTCTGTCCTAATATAAGATTAGTTCTTAGTAGTTATGCACGTGAACATGCGGATGAATGCTGTCTCGTGTATTCATGGCAAGGAAAAACAAAATTAAAGGAACAATTTGAATTTTATGGACAAGTCTTCCTGTGTAAAGATGTAAGTGCGGATTCTTACGTTGAGCATTCATACGATGCAAAATTTAATGAAAAATGCTTGCAGACGGAGGAAGAAATATCACGTGAAATCAATAAATACATGAAAGCCAAAGATGACACTATCAAAATTTTGGGGGAATTAAATAACCTCAGAACTTTTGGCGAGGCATTAACATACCACATGAAGAGAAAAAAAATTAAAGTTGAAACTTTAGTTGAGCGCTCTAATCTTAGTGACACAACAATTAAGAAATATAGAAAAGGTGAGGTTATTCCGCCGATTGAGAATGTTATGGCTGTATGTATAGGGTTAAATCTTCAGGAGGATTATTCTTTAAATCTGCTGGATTTTGCCGGTTATAGCATTGTCAGAGATTCTATTCGTAACAGGGCTTTCAGATTCCTTTTAGCTAAACATAGCGACGGCACTTTAGAACAATGGAATAAAATCCTTGATGCATTCAATCTGCCTCATATCCCTAATCAGAAAAATCAGAGAAAAGCAGAAAAATGAAGAATTTTAAAAATTTTTTTATAGTCAGGGCAACTTAAGGTTGCCCTGGTTGGGCATGTTTTCAGGTAGATACAGCCCAATTGATGACAATATGAGCGTTTAAAAACGCAAGAATTTATGAAAAGCCCCGTATATCAACGAGATATGCGGGGTATTTTTTTTGCCTTTTTAGGGCAACTTTAGGTTCCTTCATTCAAAAATCAAAGAAATCTATCATTGCTACATGAGGTTAATCAAGACCTCTAAATGTCCTAAGCGCTGACATTAAAACGCTCCATCTTAGCGTCACTACCCGAATCCGGAAGTAGGGCTCCATTAGCGTACGTGAAAGATGTGGTCAAAAACCGCCTGAACTGTGGAGGGGATGGCACAAACTGAACGGAGAGTTCTAAAAAAGCTCTCAGCTCGGTCTCTTTGTGCACCCTGTTTTCTGCTGCTTTGAGGCTCTCCGTTTGTCAACTCAACTTGAAAACGGAGGGCATCATGCCTCAGACAAATACTGCTTATAAGTCAAATAATGTAAATCTCAGTTATAAATCTAACATCAAATCAGCAATTATTGTTAACGGTCAAACATTCTATTTAGCGCCAATCGAAATCAAGAATAGTGATGATCTTCGCTGCCTTGGCATTTCATGGGACGATTGTAAGACCTTACATTTCGGTAAGAACTATTCCATAATAGTGTATTATTTTCCAACCACAAATAAGAAATTCGTAGATTTTCTGTGGGCGGAGTTGAATTCCAGACACTCCAAGGAATACCGCAATACTAGGTGCCAGATCCGAGGCAAATTCAATAAGTTAAAAATGTGTCCAGACACTATCAGTTGTAGCAATTGTCCGTACCACAGAAAACCTGAAGACCGTCAGCCTTCGATGTTAAGTTGGGACGAACTAATTACCAGTGGTAGTGAACCTGAATGCGATAATGACTGCTTCAAGGCATTTTTAGATCAGAATGAACTTGCGTCGATAAAGAAAGAAATGGATTCAAAGGATCCTAACATTGCGCGCGCCATGGAACTCAAGGAAATTCATGATTTGGATGTTCATACGATTGCTGAAATACTAAAAATCACAGAGCGTCAGGTTTATTACTGTATCGACCAGGCAAAGTCTATAGGAGCTTCTTTTAAAAAGAATCATTACTAAGATTTTGATGTAATTCTTCTATTAGAGGACAGTCTCTACAACGCTGTCCTCTTTTCCTTTAGTCCTTCTTATAAAATCCGCATTCATAACCATCAGCCCTGAGTACCAGTCCCGGAATCCATTCAGGTGTTCTTCCCATCTGTTCGCAGACAACTTTAAGCGAAACATGCTCTGAGCATTCTATGATTAGTTCGTCATGAACGTGGCCGACGATGAAGCAGTATTTCAGCGTCTGCATGGCATAGGCAAGAATGTCGCGGCTGACAGCCTGAACGATGTTTTCTACAAACTTCGGTCCGTAGCTCTCGATTCGGCTCCATTTCTTGGTGGCATCAATCCCCATATAGGTGACACTCTCTCCGCCGAACTGGTTCATGCCGATACGAGGCTGAACGTATGCAAGCTTTCTGCCGGAAGGGAGGGTAATGAACAGCATGCCGTTCTTAACGGTAAATTCCAGACAGCCGACTTTCTCAGTGGTGTGTAACTGGATAGCGGTCTTTACCGCATTATCTATCTGCCACCAGAAAGACACTATGTTCGGATTTGAGTTTCTCCACATGTTAACCAGCGGTTGCAGTTCATCCTCGGAAAGTCCCATATCGAGTGCTCCCATAGCTTTTAGGGCACCGACAGATCCGCCGTAACCAAGGGCGAGTTCTGCTATTTTACCTTTCTGCCGTAAATGGCTGTTGGCTCCGTGCTTTTCTACGGGAACATGGAACATCTGACTGGCGCTGGCGCAATAGATATCACCGCCATTACGGAATACATCTGTGCGCCATTGTTCGCCTGCCAGGTGACTCAGCACTCTTGCTTCAATAGCACTGAAGTCAGAAACGATAAACTTGTAACCGGGGCGGGGGATGAATGCTGTGCGGATTAACTCTGACAGAACATTCGGAACGGAATCATACAGCATATTCAGCATTTCATAGTCACCGGTTTTAACCAGATCACGTGCCTGCTCTAAATCTGACATGTGGTTCTGAGGTAGATTCTGGAGTTGAATAAGTCTGCCGGCCCATCGTCCGGAACGGTTTGCTCCGTAGAACTGAAACATTCCGTGGCAGCGGTCATCATCACACACAGCATTTTGCATTGCCTGATACTTTTTAACGCTGCTTTTGGCAAGCTGCAGTCGAAGATTAAGTACCTCTGCCATGTCTGCAGGAACTGACTTAAGCAGGGCGGCAACGTCCTTTTTACCCAGAGTTTCTGTTTCCAGACCGTTGTCTGACAGATAACCTTTAAGCTGCATGACGGAGTTTGGGTTATCCAGCCCAGTGAGTTTCTGCATTCTTGCCATAAGGTCTTTTTTGGTCTGTTCATCGATGCTGATAGCCTGTTCTACAAGCTGTCTGTCAATCATGATGCCACGGTCGTTTATTTCCTGATCCAGATGATACTCATCCCAGACGAAATCCGGTACCGGGTAATTCTTCAGCCTTTGCTGGATCTGCATTTCAACCTCAACGTCACGGCGGTTGTATTTCTTGAATTGTTCCCATTTCTCCGGCGAGTGTTCCGGCAGATTCCATTTACGACCGGCTGTTCTGCTCGGCATACAGAAGTAACGGATAAGTTCCTTGCCTTCCTTGAGTTTCTGCTCCTCAAAGCCAAGTACGGCACCAACTTTATCAAGTGAAAGGGGGAGTCCGTTATAGGCTGCCCATACCAGGGTACATTTCCATGCTGCCGGATCTAAGTACTTCTGAACCGGATCTCCCTCAATGCTGTATGTGGAAAAGTACTGCGGATAATTCCGTCTCAGCCATACTGACAAAGTGACTCTTTCAAAGGAAGCGTTATAGGTCCACTTGGTTACGGCATCATCTGACAGTGCTTTGATGAGTTCCTCCGGTACTTTGTCTCCGCTGGCTAGATCATATACAGCAACGGGACCGCCATTAACGGAAACCCCAAAAAGCAGAATGTCGAAATCAGGTGATTCAGCATATTTGTAAACTCCTGCCTTTGTAATGTCTATGCTGCTCCGTGTTTCCAGATCCAGCGACATGAACTCAATTTTCATAATTCCAATCCTCATTAAAAAAGGGCGGCAGATAAACCGTCGCCCTTGATACAGTTATTTACGGAGTAAACGTTTGTTTAATAGATATTTCACTAGCTCAACCAGATTACCGGCGATGATGCCGAGCACGCTTCCGATAACAAATCCGAAGGCAAACTTCATGAACCAGATTTCATCAGGTGTCAGTCCGCATTCCATCTATCCGTACCTCCATATCGTTTACCTCTGAACTTCCTGATTGCGGTAGCCACCAGATGGGCTAGTCCCGCACCAAGAGTAAAGAACGTAATGAACAAAAGATACAGTCCGGCTAACTGCCAGAGATCCATAGAATTTTCCATTTTTACACCTCATTGTCATAAAGGCGGCAGGCAAGCCCACCGCCTAGATTGTCAGAAATTACCGGATTAACCTAAGAAATCCTCATCGTCTTCGTCATCAAGATCTGCGAAGTCATCCTCGGCACGGCTGTGACCGCCAAGCGGAGTACCATCAGAGAGTTTCTGCAGATTGTTGAGACCGCAGGCGATACCCTTGTTACCGTTGGAGTTGTAGGCGTAAAAGTTGATGGATGCTCTGCCGACGATACCAGAGTAAAGCTCGGAGGTATCGATGATGTCCTGTCGATCTGCGTCAACCACACCAGGCTTGGTGGTGCTGTTGGCGTTCACGAAGTAGGAGTTGGCATATGCAGGATCACCTTTACGATCCTTGTCACCGTCACGCAGCGGAGTCTTAAGTGCATCAAGATCCGGAACGAACTTGGAGTTGCCCTTGAGTTTAGACTGACCTTCATCGTAGGCAGCCTTGATGGCGGCCTTGATCTTGTTGACGGTCACGGTGTCGGACTTAGGAATGATCAGCGAAACGCTGTACTTCGGAGTGCCGCCGCCCATAGGAACCTTAGGCTCGTTAACGTTAAGGTAAGAGAAGATGGTCTTAGGACCGGTAATTACTTTAGTAGGGTTTTTAGCTGTATTGGCCATAATTAAATATCCTTTTCATTAAAATCAGATTTAGCAGTGTTGAATTCAGGACGGGGATCCGTGTCTGAAACAAGCACAGGTTTACCAACGGGCTTGATAACAAGCCCACTCAACAGTTCTTCGAACTTCTTTTTGCCTAACTGCCTGGTCATCGAAGTGATTCCCAGGAGCTTTTTCTCAAACGGATCGTACCCGGCATTCTGTACGACCTTTGCCACCTCATTTTCGTCGGTGTATTTGCGAATACTTCTGCCTTCCACCAGCTTGAAGTGCGGGTAACGGACACCGGATAAAGCCTGCTCAAGTGCATAGGCTTTGATGTCGTCTGCCCATGAGACCAGAGAGTCTATCTGGGGCAGAATTGCCGCAATCTCTGTGCTGTCCAGCGTCGGAGCATCGACAAAGTCGTACTTTGCCAGCTCCATGCTGTATTCAGCGCGGGCTCTGCAGGTAGCCTTCAGCTTGCAGAACTGACAGTGATCTCCGGCATGGAACTCACCGCCGCCTTCATAAGCCAGCTCGGCAGTCGGTTTCAGTACCTCATCCGCCCATTTCAGCAGTTCGTCGGCAGACATCTCGAAGGTGTCCACGTTGTCGCGTCTTGGCTGATAGATGCTGAGTCTGATGCGCCTGATGTCATAAAGATCACCGAAGGTATCAAGAGCACCAAGGGCATAGCATTTAAGCTGGCTGTTCCCGATACCGTCTTCACCGGATGCCGTTACAAGAACACCGACACCGTATTTCAAGTCGATGATGTGCAGCAGATCATCAGCCACAATCACGCAGTCTCCGGTACCGAATCCGTCCTTTACCCACCTGGAGAAGTCGAGTCTCTGCTCAACGCATACCAGCGGATCTGAACAGTGCTCTTTCGCAGCCGCAACCTGTTCCATGACAAATCCGCAGTAGCCATCGGCTGCCTCCTGCATTTCAGCGTCATAGAAGGAGAGGTGCGGAGTCGGATCACTTGCATCGCGTCCCAGTGCCTTCGTCACCAGGTACTCACAGAGTTCGTGAGCGTCTGTTCCCTGCTGTGCATACGGACTGGACTGATCTTCAAGTTCAGCGCACTGCTTTGCACTAGGGGGACAGGCTAACCATCGGGAACTGGCTGACGCTGACAGAAATGCGTGTTTATCCATTACCCAGTACCTCCGCTTCAGCTACCAGCTCTGCAAATACAGCAGGATCGGTGATGTCAGATAACTGCTTTACTCCATGAGATGTAAGAAGTGCCTTAACCTCGGCTCTGAAACCGGATCTGGCTTTGTCAGCAAGAATGCCTCGTACTTCCTCGAAGGTGTAAACCTTGGCCGGAGTTTCCTCGGCAGCGGGAGTCGGAGTTTCGGGGTTAGCCTGAACTTCAGCAGTCTTTTTAGAAGTGGTTTCCGTGCCTGAAAGCAGTTCAGCTATTTCAGCAGCATCCGCGCTCAGCTTGCGGAATCCGTCAATAAGAATAGAAATGTCTTTCTTTTTCATGAGATTGTCCTTTTATGGTTTATCTGTTTTCCTTCGCCTACAAGCTGATGACTTTTACAAAACTGTTTGAATTTTTTTTTGTCTCTGCTTGGGGCTTTCACATTCCTTCGCCCACAAGCGGAGCTTTTTACAAAATTCGTTTGAAATTTTTTTTTGCTCATCTCTGGGGCTCACATTCCTTCGCCTAGAAAACTGTCTTTTTTACAGAATTGTTTAAGGTAGAAAAATATTTGTAAAAACGACATAAACATGGGCGAAGGAAGACGGAAGCAGGAATTCTGCTGATTAACCAATGGAGACCATTTATGTTTGCAATAAAAGAAAGAGAGGCATGTATTAACCGAGTCCTCGTTAATACTTTTGAACGTGAAACTACTGCTGGTAATACAAGGGTTCGTATTGAAGTAGGTACTACCGGATATAAAGGAAGCGACAACCGTAGTAAAGGTGGCAGGACTTTTTTACGACTTGAATGTGTTAACGGTGATTTCTTCTTTGTGCCTATTACCAATAAGCAGAAAAGAATTGTTGGAATTGAGATTGCTACCTGCGGAGATGCTGGTCTTAATGCAGTGAGAAAAACGCTCAGATTTGCATCGTCAACTATTAGTAACCAGTGTTCCAAGGTGAATGATTAAGGAGATCTTTATGTTTGAAGTTAAAGAAGATTCAGTTGTTTTGAATGACGGGACTCATTTGAGGACTTTTACCCGTGAAATTATGGATGCCAACATTCTTGAAGTGGAGGCCGGTACCACCGGTTATAAGGGCGGGGATTCAGGTCACGGTGGTCGCACTTACTTCCGCATTAAGGATCTGGCCAGTACAGATATGAGGGTAAAAACGGTAACTGACTGCTTCGGTCACACTGATGAACTTGAGGTCGTTTTAGGCGGTGATGCAGAGCTTGCAACCATCATAAAGGCTTTGAAGTTTATCACCAGAGTTTTGGAAGAAGAATCAAAGGAGGTTGCTGATTGATGCCAATTATCATTTATAGCGCCAATGTTACAGGGGTTGAGAATAACTGTCGTTATCCGAACCGGGTTGAAATTACTGATCAGGAGTCTTTGGTTAAAGCTGTGTCCAGAGACTATGTCTGCGCGGAATATAAAGACAGTTACCGCAACGTAGATAATTTTAGTTCCTCTAACTGCTGTGCTGGAGATTGCGATAACGACCATTCAGAGAATCCATCTGATTGGGTTACTCCCGAACATGTGGCCAAGGCATTCCCTGGTGTTCCTTTTTGGGTTCACTACAGTCGCCATCATAACAAACCAAAGAAAAACAAGTCTGCAAGGCCACGGTTCCATGTAGGTTTTCTGACGGAAAAGATCACTGATCCTGCTGAACTCAAAAGGCTTAAACAAATGGTGCATCAGCGCTTTCCATTTTTTGATTCTAAAGCAATGGATTCAGCGCATTTCTTTTACGGCACCGTGAACCCGCAGGTGGAATTCCATAATGGCACCATAACTTTGAACGAGTTTCTTAATAAAAGCGATGATGAGTTTGATGCGGATATGCCTCAGGGGAGTTATGGCGGTAAGTTTGTGATTGAAGAGGGCCGACGAAATGCCACCATGAGCCGTTTTGCTGGAAAAGTGGTGAAAAGGTATGGAGCTTCGGAAGAAGCCTTCAAAATCTTCATGGAGGAAGCTGCAAAATGTAATCCGCCTCTGGATGACGATGAATTAGGAAAGATCTGGTCCAGTGCTTCCCGCTTTGCGAAGAAACTTCAAGGGCAGCCAGGGTATGTACCGCCTGAGCAATATCGGCCCCATGATGCTCTTAAGCCTGCTGATTATTCCGATATGGGGCAGGCTAAGGTAGTGGCTATGGACTGCGCAAACGAACTGGCTTTTTCTACAGGTACCGATTTTCTTTTCTATGACGGAAAACGCTGGCTCGAATCCAAATCAAAGGCGTTAGGTTGTGTGGAGACATTCCTGGAACGGCAGCTTGCTGATGCACGGGGTGCGGTGGACAAAGCTAAACAAGCTCTCCTGAAGGCAGGTGTGTCTGAACAGAGTATTTCCGCAGGTGGCAAGGCTCTGGAAAAAAGCATCAACGATGGGCAGAAGAAGGTCTATGAGGCCTATATAGCTTCGATGGCTTATCACAACTTTGTAATGAAACGCCGGGATTTTAAATACATCAATTCTGCGCTTATGGTGGTAAAGCCCATGGTGGAGGTTGAGACCAGAACTCTTGATAGCCATGAGTTCCTTCTGAATTGTCCTGACGGAACCTATGATCTACGAAAGGGAATGGCAGGCAGGAAAGATCACGATCCTGCCGATTACATTACGCAGATTACAGCTTATGCGCCAAGCGACCAGGGTAAAGATTTGTGGCTGAATTCGCTGGAACTATTCTTTCAGGGAGACTCAGAGTTAATTGAATACGTCCAGGAAACCTGCGGGATCTGCGCTATTGGCAGTGTATATCAGGAAGCAGCAATATTCAGTGTTGGCGTTGGGTGTAATGGTAAATCCACCATGTGGGACTCTGTTTCCGGAGCTCTTGGTACTTTCAGCGGCATGATTTCAGCAGACACACTTACAGCAGGGTGTCGGCGAAACGTAAAGCCTGAACTGGCTGAGGTGAAGGGTAAACGACTACTGATAGCTGCAGAGCTGGAAGAAGGAACCCGGCTATCCACATCCATCATCAAGCAGCTAACTTCCATTGATGAGATCGAGGCAGAGAAGAAGTACAAAGATCCTTTCAAGTTCAGGCCTACGCATACTTTGGTGCTTTATACCAACCATCTTCCTAAGGTTGGAGCTATGGATGACGGAACCTGGAGAAGGCTTATTGTGATCCCTTTTAACGCCAATCTTAAGGGAAACGGGGAGATCAAGAATTACTCGAAGTACCTGCTGGATAACGCTGGTCCTTATATCGTGAAATGGATCATCGAAGGCGCGCAAAAAGTCATCAATAAAAACTTCAAGCTGACAATACCAACATGTGTGCGTGAAGCCATCGCAGCTTACAAGGCTGATAACGATTGGATGAGTCATTTCCTGGAGGAGTGTTGCGTAGTCGAAAAAAGCCTGGAAGAAAAATCCGGAGAACTGTACAGCTCTTACCGGGCGTTTTGTGGAAGAACGGGGGAGTTTGCCAGGAGTACTGCTGAATTTTACAAGTGTCTGGAGCAGCGCGGATTTGTCCGTCAAAGGCGTAGCAAAGGCAGATTTGTACTGGGTTTAAAACTGGCTGAACAGGATTTTTAGAGCTCAATGATGACGGTTATGTCTACTCTTGCATTAATTCCCCTTTAGGGCGAAAAAATAGCTAAAAAATCTATATAAGAGAAGTTTATGCAGCCCCAGACATGATCGTCATTTTTGACGAATAAAAGGATTTAACTGATGTTTAAGAAAGTTCGTTATACAGAAAAACAGATTGAACAAAAACTCACGCTGATGGCAAAAAGCCGGGGAGGAATCGCACCGAAGTTCGTATCTCCCTCTTTCGCAGGGATGCCTGACAGATTGATCTTGTTACCGGGCGGATTGCTGGCCTTTGCAGAGCTTAAAGCTCCGGGAATGAAACCGAGACCACTGCAGGTTGCAAGACATGAGATGTTAAGACGATTAGGTTTTCGGGTGTATGTGATTGACGGAATTGAACAGATAGGAGGAATACTTGATGAACTTCAAACCCCATGATTACCAGGCTTATGCCATTGAGTACATCAAGGCGCATTCCATTGCAGCCATTCTGTTAGACATGGGACTTGGGAAAACGGTTATTTCTCTCACTGCTATGGCAGATCTGCTGTTTGATTCCTTTGAGGTACATAAGATTCTGGTTATCGGACCTCTGCGAGTTGCCAGAGACAGTTGGCCGATGGAGGTTAGTAAGTGGGAACATTTAAAGCACCTTACATATGCGGTTGCTGTTGGAACTCTGGCAGAACGCAAAGCGGCTCTTGCTAAGAATGCCGACATCACCATTATCAACCGTGAGAACGTGGACTGGCTTGTTGAAAGTGGAAACTTCGATTTTGACATGGTGGTTATTGATGAATTGTCATCCTTCAAGAACCATACTGCCAAACGTTTTAAGGCTTTGCAGAAAGTACGTCCTAAGGTTAAGCGTATTGTAGGTCTTACCGGTACACCATCATCAAATGGTCTGATGGATCTCTGGTCTGAGTTTAGATTGCTGGATATGGGAGAACGCCTGGGAAGATTTATAAGTCATTACCGTGATGCCTTCTTTCTGCCGGATAAGCGTAACGGTCAACAGGTGTTTTCCTATAAGCCAAGACCTTATGCCGAGGAAGAAATCTACCGCCGCATCTCAGACATCACCATTTCTATGAAATGCACCGACCATCTGAAGATGCCTGAACTGATTACATCTCAGTACGAAGTGATGCTGTCCGAGGATGAGCGTGGACAGTACGAAAGTCTTAAGACTGAACTGGTGTTGACTGTATCTGACGGGGAGATTACTGCAGCTAATGCCGCAGCATTAACCAATAAGCTGAGTCAGCTTGCCAACGGTGCAATCTACGATGACGAGAAAAACATCATCGAGATCCACAGCAGAAAGCTTGATGCCCTTGAGGACATCATCGAATCAGCCAACGGTAATCCCATCTTAGTGGCTTACTGGTTTAAGCATGATTTGGAGCGGATCAGAAAGAGGTTTGATGTCCGGGAGATTAAGACCTCAAAAGACATTACCGACTGGAATTCCGGAAAGATCCCGGTGGCTTTAATTCACCCGGCGTCAGCAGGTCACGGTTTAAACCTTCAGTCCGGCGGTTCGACTTTGGTGTGGTTCGGTCTTACCTGGTCGCTGGAGCTGTATCAGCAGACTAATGCGAGACTGTGGCAACAGGGACAGACAGCGGGAACCGTGGTGATCCAGCACATCATTGCAAAAGGAACCATTGATGAGCGAGTGCTTAAAGCATTGTCGAAAAAGGAATTAACTCAGAACGCACTGATTGATGCAGTCAAAGCGGAGGTGTAGATGAACGCAAAGGAATATTTATCAAGAGGTATTAACCTGGAACGACATGTCCAGAATCTTACGGATGAGATTGAGCATTACAAATGTCTGGTATCCAAGTGCAGTGTTACGTACAGTGATGTGCCAAAGAGCACCGCTGAGAATTACCGGCTTGAGGAATGTACCCAGAAGATTATTGATTTGCAGAAGGAGCTAAGTGAAGCTATGTTGGATTTGGTTAATGTTAAATGCGATATCACCAGAGCGATACACCGCCTGGGTAATTACGATTATGAAGATCTGCTGGTAAAGCGATACATATTTTGTAAGTCCTGGGATGTAATTTCTGATGAAATGCATTACTCACCGCAGCATATTTATCGGCTGCACGGTGAGGCTTTGAAAGATTTTTTCAAAATGAGATTAAATGAGAGTAAATGAGAGTTCATGTGATTGAATGAGAGTTAATTCTTAGGTTATTATTACAATCGGAAGTAATGAAATAAAACTATGAAAGCTCTGAGGAATCCCCTCGGAGCTTTTTCATTTGAGGCTCTGCCACCATTTTGGTTGCAGGGCGTTTTTATTGGAAAAATGAAATGCCAAAAAGACCGAAACGACCGTGTTCCTTCCCGGGATGCCCGAGACTCACTGACGGAAGGTTCTGCGAGGAGCATGCCAAAGCCGAAGCTAGACACTACGAGAAGTATCAGCGAGATCCGGAAGCCCGGAAACGCTACGGTAAAGCCTGGACAGCAATCCGTAAAGCCTACGCTGCCGAGCATCCTTTCTGCGAGGTCTGCCTAGCGGAAGGAAGATATACACCAACTGAGGCAGTCCACCACATTAAACCGCTCTCTCAGGGCGGAACTCACGACATCAGCAACCTCAAAGCTGTATGTAAAGCCTGTCATGCCAGGATTCACGGCGAAATGGGCGACAGATGGAGCAGAAAAGTAAAGGATTACGACTACCAGAAGTGATGATTATCCCGCTTTTAGCCCCCAGGGGCGGTCAAAATCGCTGAAATTTTCATCAAAAAGCTTCGGGCCCCTGCCTTCACGCACAAAAACGGCGGTTCAAACGGGGTATTAACCCCCGGCACAATTTCAGGAGAAAAATTTAATGGCCAGAGACGGCACTAACCGTGGCGGCAGACGTGTTCGCGCAGGCGATAAACCGCTGTCCGCTGCAGAAAAAATTCAGAAAGGTCAGTCAGTAAGAATCATGGATAACGACTTACCGACACTTACACCAACAGAGCTTGATTCAGTTGACTTGCCAGAAGGCGCTCTGCTCGAAGGGCTCGACATGCCAAAGCCCAGCGACTACCTGTCTGCCCGACAGAAAAACGGAGTCCCGCTCGGGGCTGATGAGATTTTCAAAGAGACCTGGCTGTGGCTCAAGGAGAGAGGCTGCGAGCGCCTGGTTAACCCGAGACTCATTGAAGCTTATGCTCAGGCCTTTGCCCGATACATTCAATGCGAAGAGGCCACCAGTGCTTACGGGCTCCTCGGCAAACATCCGACCACCGGCGGAGTGATTACCTCCCCATTCGTACAGATGTCTCAGCAGTACCAGAAAAGCGCCAATCTCCTCTGGTATGAAATTTATGACGTCGTTAAGCAGAACTGCACCGCCGACTATGACGGCAGCAATCCTAACGACATGATGGAGCAGCTGCTCCGCAGAAAAGGATAAATACATGATTGAAAAAGTAAACCCGGCTCATCCAGATAAAATAGCCGACCGCATTGCCGGTGCCATCGTAGACATTGCATACGCCCAGGAAGCCAATCCGAGAATTGCGGTAGAGGTACTTATTGGCCACGGCAAATGCCATGTGATTATCGAAACCGATACAGAGCTTTCTGAAGACAAAATCAAAGCAGCCATTTATCGAATTGCCGGAAAGGTTGAACCGGATATTGTGATTGTACCCCAGGACAGACATCTTGCTGACAACCAGAAGGAAAACTTTCGCTGCGGTGATAACGGCATCTTCAAAGGTGTTCCGCTCAATGTTGAGCAGGCGATGATTTCTAGTATCGCCCGGGACCTTTACGAGCAGTTCCCAACCGACGGTAAATACATCCTCGATGATGAACGACTCATTATTTGCCAGAGTAACGCTGACAAGGCTGCCATCCTTAAGCAGTACCCTCATGCAGAGGTTAATCCGCTAGGGGAGTGGATCGGTGGCACTGATGTCGATACAGGAGCTACCAACCGTAAGCTCGGCAGCGACATGGCTGATTCGGTAACCGGCGGAGGTCTGCATGGCAAGGATTTATCAAAGGCAGATGTGACTTTGAACATCTACACTTTCTTGAAGGCGCAGGAAACCGGCCAAACTGTAGAAATAAGCTGTGCCATTGGTGATGAGGTGATTGATGGTCATCCGTATCACGAGCTCATGAACATTGCATGGAACCACATCGCCTCAATGGGCGGTTTTGAGAAGTTTGCTGAATGGGGATTATTCTGATGCAGATTGAAAAGAAAAAAGTTACAGAACTTCTTCCTGCGGACTACAACCCACGCAAGGATTTAAAACCCGGTGATCCGGAATACGAAAAGCTGAAACGCTCCATCGAGCAGTTTGGCTATGTTGAACCGGTAATCTGGAACAGCAGAACTGGATGTGTTGTCGGCGGCCATCAGCGCCTTAAGGTTCTCCAGGATTTAGGAATGACCGAGGTGGACTGCGTCATCATCGACATGGACGTGGAGCATGAAAAGGCTCTGAACATCGCGCTCAATAAAATCAGCGGTGAATGGGATAACGACAAGCTGGCAGATCTGATTTCCGATTTGCAGGGAGCAGATTTTGATGTGTCTCTTACCGGCTTTGAACCTGCTGAGCTTGATGAGCTCTTCAAGGATGATGTGAAGGATGGAATCAAGGAGGATGACTTTGATGTTGATGCTGAACTTCAAAAACCGACCATCACGAAGCAGGGCGACTTATGGTGCTTAGGCCAGCATCGTCTTCTCTGCGGGGACAGCACCAAGGCTGAAAGCTACGAGCTCATCATGTCAGGAAAGAAGGCCAACCTGATAGTAACCGATCCACCATACAACGTGAACTATGAAGGCTCCGCCGGAAAAATACAGAACGATAATCTGGACAACGATTCCTTCTATCAGTTCCTGTTTGATGCTTTCACCGGCATGGAAAAAGCCATGGCTGACGATGCTTCGATTTATGTATTCCATGCAGATACCGAAGGTCTTAATTTCCGTAAGGCATTCTCGGATGCAGGCTTTTACCTTTCCGGCTGCTGTATCTGGAAGAAGCCATCTCTGGTGCTCGGTCGCTCTCCTTACCAGTGGCAGCATGAACCTTGCCTTTTTGGCTGGAAGAAGAACGGCAAGCATCAATGGTATTCCGGCAGAAAGGAAACCACCATCTGGGAATTTGAAAAATCCAAAAAGAACGGTGAGCACCCGACCATGAAGCCGGTGGCCCTGATTGCCTACCCGATAATGAACTCAAGCTTAACCAACTGTATCGTGCTTGATCCTTTCGGCGGGTCCGGCAGTACTCTAATTGCCTGCGAGCAGACCGGACGTATCTGCCACACCATCGAGCTCGATCCGAAGTACGCCGACGTGATCGTGAAGAGATACATTGAGCAGGTAGGGGACTCGAGTGGCGTTTCGGTTATCCGCGATGGATTGACCTACGCTTATTCGGAAGTGGCTGGTGAAATTGAGTCTGAGCAAACTTAATCAAAAACACTAAATATAGTTGCTCATATTGCACAAATTGACTTGATATAGTGTTTTGACAGAGCAAATATGTCCCTAACGAAAACGAACACAAACATGGAGACATAACGATGAAGATCGAATTTAACCTCAAAGGTGCAGAGCGAAAGGAGCTGGTTAAGGCTATCTCAAGGATTACCGGAATTAAGGCTGAATACCAGGGAACCCCAAGTATGAACTATCAGATTGGCGATTTCACCGTAACAAGGGAAGGCAATCTGGTTTATGACGATAAGGTTGATCCGGGTGAGCTTCTAAACGAACTTGCCGAGGCTGGCTTTGAAGGAACCTGCGAAAAGTCAGAAGACAAAGAGCTTAAAATTCCTGAGCCGAATGTCCTGACCATTGAGATGCCTGCCGACAAGGTAAACACCGGAAACCTGCAGAAGCTCCTTGATGCCAAGGGAAATTTGATCCGCAAGGCACTCGGGACTGACAACCTTGCCTTTGAAATTCATGAGGACAGAGTTTCATTCCCGTGGTTCATTGATCCGGCACCCGACCATGCCATGGCGTACACCCAGTTCGTTGCCGCCATCTGCAAAATGAGCACCGAGCAGAAACGAGTCACGGCAAGGGTGAGGGAGGTTGACAATGAAAAGTACGCCTTCAGATGTTTCCTGCTACGTCTGGGTTTTATCGGTGAGGAGTTCAAACAGAGCCGCAAAATCCTGCTTGCGAACCTTGATGGAAGTTCAGCCTTCAAGACGGTGAAGGAAGATTCAAAGGAGGTTCATGATGAAGTTTCCGAATAGAAAAACAGTAGAGCGCCTCCGCATGGAATTTCCCAAGGGAGCACGGGTTGAACTTATCAGAATGGATGATGTGCAGGCTCCACCTCCGGGAACCATCGGTACCGTCATCGGGGTTGATGACATCGGTTCAATTATGGTCCGCTGGGATAACGGTTCAGGGCTTAGTGTAGCCTTTGGAAAAGACGTATGTAGAATTGTCAAAAATAGCAAGTAAATCAATGATTTATATACAAAATAAATATCGAAATATAATCGATTATTAAGTTGCTATAGTGTGCCTTCAGAGTGAATATACACACAACAAAACGAACAAACATTAACCAAAAAGAAGGCACAAAAATGAAAGAAAAAACCTTAAAGCAGATTGAAAACCTTAAGACCCAGACCATCGGAGTTGAAGTTGAGATGAACAGCATTACCCGCAAGGATGCCGCAAGAATTGCCGCAGAGTTTTTCGGAACCCACAGGGTTGAAGATACCGCCTACCGCAACGGCTACTGCACGGTCAGCGCATGGGATGCCCAGGGCCGCGAATGGAAGTTCCAGAAGGACGTAAGCATCGCCGGTGACGACGCCCACAAGTGCGAAATGGTTACCCCGATTTTGAACTACAGCGACATCGAAACCCTGCAGGAGCTTTGCCGCAGACTGCGCAAGGCCGGAGCAAAGAGCGACGCCACCCGCGGATGCGGAGTTCACATCCACATCGGAGCAGCAGACCACACCGCAAAGACCCTGCGCAACCTTGCGAACCTGATGGCAAGCCACGAGAGCCTTTTAGCCGAAGTGCAAATTCCACTTTAATATAAACGCAAATCCAATATAATCGATCATCATTACAATAAAATTCACATTAATTCCTTTAAAACGGAACGCTCTTTCGATATCTTTGCATATTTTTCCAATAATTCTGAACGGTTTTCCAATATC